AAAGCAAAATTATCAAGTTTCTTCTTAATAGAAGTAGCATTGAAGAACAAATCCCAAGGCTGAAAATTTTGAGCTAATGATGACCCTTCTGTCCAAACATAATTTTGAATGCGATAAGGTCGTGATAAAAATTTAATAATATCAGAAGCAGGAATATAGTTGTCATTAAAAGTTGGATCCAAAATCTCCGGAAACTCAGTATGAGTCCCAGGATTCTCATCAACAAATTCAACATTAACTTGTTCTTGCTGTCCTACAGCACTTCCATGATCTCCTTGTGTGGTGTCATGGCCACCAGTCTCCCCTGCATTAAGAGTATATTCAGAGGTAAACACAGGATGTGATTTTCCAACAGAATAAATCTCAGAACATCGTTTGTCACCTACAGGGGTTTCTCGAGACTGTTGTTCTTGTAATGCATAAATGTAACTCAACAACGAGCAACGAGAATTATAATTTAAATATAAACATTCCTTTCTAAGAATTCTCAAGAAATAATCTTCTTGACAAACTTCTTCAGGAATGTGGAGGCGTGACACCTCCCGCTGTTTTAGGGGATTTTCGTAATTAGCAAGTCCTTCATACGATGCCAAGTTTGAACTTAGTTTCTTAGCAAAGTAGCTTTTTTGTCGTGCGTCTGCAGCACTCTTCTTAATAGAAGCTTTCGGGATTGCCGGTGCGGACGGATAATTGTGATCCATTCTCTCCAATTTACTGTAGCTAGCAGTAGCTTGTAAGCAGTAACTATCACAATCAATCACTAGTTGGTTTTTCTCTTTAAGAGAGGGATGGTATGACAAACACCCCAAAAGTTCTGAAGAAATAAAAAATTCTTCAATGAGATTATCCCATGTAGGAAAAGTTGATTCACATACATAAGTCTCTAAATTAGCTTTAATCATCAAAGATAGAAGAAATTCAGATTCCTTCTGAAAAACACTCTTTCCATAATAGAAATATTCTCGAACAGCTGATGAAACAATGGATTCCATTTGTTCCCCTGCTGTTATTGTTTTTGAACGAACCCAAACAGTTAACATCTTATGAATAGATTCTAATTCTAAAGGAGCTAAATGAGTTCCAACATTTTCATCTCGTCGCCAACTTCTCTTTAGAAAAGTGGCATCATAAATGTTAATATATGGAACAGAAATAGCTTCTTTTTCAGCCATCGTATACACAATGCCTATTGTAGAAAAAATTTCCTTTATAGTTGAGTGATTATACCATGGCGTTTCAGATGAAACACCCATAATATTATCATCACCATAAGTCATTAAATGCACATATTTTTTAAAGTCTGCACAACTACAATCTGGTGACAAAATAGCAAAACAGTATCTCATATACAAACTATTCAAGACACTATTAACAATAACTGTTAAAAAGTGTCCTGAAGGATTTATCGTAAAAAATTCGATTAAATCTCCAAAGAAATCAACCCATGGAAAACATGTATCTATAGCTATGCCATGTAAAACACGCATATCTTTCTCATCATAATTTCCAGAGGCACGACATATTTCAATTAAAACCCAAAATACAGTTTGCAAAGCTGCTGAAGTTGCTGTTTTATCAAAATTAGCAAAATCTCCAGCCACGATTCTATCACTTCCAAAAGAAGTTAAATAATCGTATAAATCTTGCCATTCCATCGATTGACATACAAGACCTGGAGCTGCTTCAAATATAAATCGATTACGCTGCATAACTCTAACAAGAGCTAACATATATTTCCGACCCAAAATAGAAGCATCAACAGGGGCACAAGTAAAAAGACGAGTAGCATGTGATTCTATTTTAGAAAACTTTCTGGCTTCATCTTTCAAAGCTGCTGAATATATTACACAACAGCGCTTACCAGCCTCATATTGTTCAATCATTTCATAAACTCTCTCAATAACCTCTTCATCCATTTCTATTGGATGCTGATTGTCACCAACAGGTTCT